TATCTTCTTAAGACTAACATTGAGAAGGAAAGAACGTTCTTTAGCCTTTACCTTTAACTTGTCAAAGGTTATCTTGGCAATATCTTCCTGTTTCTTTTTAAGACTGCAGTTGTCAACTATCAAGGTTGCAAAGTTGGAAGGTCTCTTGGACTCTCTACGCGCGATATAGTTTATCTTTGGTCGTTGAATACCTATGGTCCTTACCCGGGCTGGTAATGTATTTCCACCAATCTTCGTGAGATAGTCAAAGTCGGCTTCATCATCCACCTCATTGTACATATCCCAACACTTCATATCCTTGGTCTTACTTTGAAAGCCAACCATGATATCTGAAACACCGCGGGCTGTTTCTTTCATCCATGCAGGAGTCTTTTCTTTTTCTTCAACAAAAAATTTTGGTTTTCTTATCATGATTTTAATTTTTTACTCAAACACTTCTATTATTTTATCTCCTACTCTTTTATACTTACGTAATTTATCATCAGGTTTTGTATCACCACTACTGCGTACTTCCATCTCAAGATCATCTTCAGCACAAACAATAGCCAGTGAGCAAGCAATGGTCGTATCGCAATTATATTTTGGGTCCAGTTTGAATTTTGCTATTGAGGTAAGTTGTTCAACATCATCAATACCTTCAATATTTTCTGGTATCTCTAACCACTTACGATATTTAGTAAGCCAATGCAACTTTGTACTTGTATCTATACCATAACGGTTTGTAGAATCTGATTTCTTTATCCATGTGGCAATAGACAATCCCGGTCTTTCCTTTAATAAGGAATCAAAATTATTGTTGATATACCATTCCACTATAAGGATCTTCGACCATTCAATAAGGTTAGCGCTTTGTATTCCATAATAAACACAAAGTTTTGCAGTGTTCTCATACCATATATTTTTACCACCCTGAGCTTCCGCAGGTCTGTCGGTACACTTTGCAACAAACTTATTATAGGTTTTATTGGCATTTAGGAATGTTTTGTAAATACGGATATCACCTTTTGATACTGATGTCTTTGCTTCATCTTGATCATAACTATCGGTACCGGCCTTATAAAGATTTTCATAGACCTTATTATTATTATCAACTTCCGGTTCTTCAAAGATAGTGATACTCCCTTTTTCATCATTAAAAAAATCAACACCTTTCAATGGATGTTTAGGATCTTTCCATTCCAGTCTTCCTACTTTCTTCTTATCATCAAGGCCATGGGTTATGATATAAGCCTTCCTGGCATTGCAACGTAATACTATTTCTTCTCCAAAGAAACCACCAGAGGCAATCATAAAAGCATCCGCGGCATAGACAGCAAACTGTGTCTTAAAGATATAACGTTCTGCTATCTCTTTTTTTAATTTCAGTTCTTCTTCAAGGAATTTCAATGAAGGTTCTTTAAGGCTATTGCCATTTTCATCCATCATCTTAAACTGCCATCCCGGAGTGAAGTGTCCTGACCTTTTTGTGATACAGGAATCATCTTTCTCCCAGATATTGTCATAAGACATCACCGTATAGCTATCAGGATTGTAGTGAATAGTTTCCATATCCGCGGCACCGGCATCCATATCACCACCAGTAGCGATAAAAACATTAAACCCAGTTTTCTTTCCCTGGGCCTTCTGTGCTGCTTTGTTGAACTCACTGACTTTCTTTATCAGTCCTTTTTTCCACTTACCACCCTCTTCAAAAATAGTTAGGAATGGTGTGAATCTTGATAAGGCCTGGGTGTTATCCTTACAGGAGATAGAACGAACATCACTACCAAAACGTAAGGCCTTTACAAAATCATCTCTGTCACCACCACGTTTTTTTTCTTTATAGAACTGAGTGTTGTTTAATGTTTCCAAGAAATCTCTACAGATAGAAAAGGTATTGTCGGCATCATCTGACATACCACCGGCAACGATAGTCTGTGAATGAGGTAGAAATGAAAAGTTAAATCCCATCAATCCTATACCACTCTTACGACTATAGCCAAGTTGACGAGTCTTCATCTCACTATCATCTTTCCTGAACTTAAACATATTGGCTATCCTGACAAAGAATCCCCAATCTACATCGGTAAACATTGGAGAGTTTAATCCTTTCATATCTTCATACTCTGTGGAGACAACCTTCTTTTCTTTTGAGTTATCCAGAGCATAGATCTTTCCAAAGTTCAGATAGAAATAGTGCCGGCCTGATATCCTAACGGTTTTGTTCTTTATCAAAAGGTCATACATGGGAATGTAACAGCAGTTAGGAGGTATGACATAATCAATCTCTTTAACATACCTGTTAACGGCCATACTATCGTTCCAGAAGGCTTCTTTTTCATCACGATATACATCACCACCATAATCAATGGTGTCTTCAACCTGAAATCCATTAAGACATCTTTCATTTTGTTTTTCCCACCACTGTACATCAATATCATAAAGACCATGAAGTTTAAACTCTTTGGTAACCTCTTCCGGCTTTAAATGAAAATAATCTTCCTGCCAGGGAAGATCTTCATAAAACACTATCGGTGATAGTTTGTCTACGTTTTTAAACTTCATTTGTCTGGTGTTACATCAAATAATGCTATCCCTGATTGTCTTTTTTCTTTCTTCTCTTTATAGATCTTTGCTTTGAGTTTTTCGTCGAAGTCAATAAGTTTTGTAGCAAGGGCCATAGCTTTATCCTTCTCAACAGAGTTATCCATCATTACCCTCTGTTTAAAATGCTTTGTCGTATTTTCATTTTCGACCACAACATCAGCATCAAATTCGACCATGATCTCCTTCTCGTATTCGATATTGCCTACACGCTTCAATAGATCTTCGATATCGCGTTTTAATCCAAGATAAAGTTGTTCTACAGGGGTGTATTGTAGTTCAATATAAAGTGCTATCAATGACTTTACAATCCTATTGTTCTCAAAATCTTTAATGGTCCTCTCAGGGAGATGTTTTTCAATAACCATCTGTCTTCTTGCCTGTGGAAGTTTATTCTCATAAACCCCGTCATTTTTGTACACATAGAAGATGTAGGTAGCGGTATCATCAACAAACTTCTTATTGACACGTTTATCGCTATTATACAATTCTATGACTACCGGCAAGGTCTTACCTTCTTCGGTAAACTCTACTTTACCATTATTTAATACTAAGAAACTCATTATCTAGTTTGTGTTTGTGGAGTGTCTTCGTGTTTACGACCTGTGTATTTGTCTTTACGTGTCCAGAGTTTCCAGACTTTTCCGCAACATTTTTCTTTAGTTTTTTTCATGGTTAGTTTTTTTTAAATGATAGTTTATAAAATGCCTTTACACTAAATCTTACATTCTCAACATTCTTTATTGGAAAGCCAAACTCTACCTCATAGGCCCAACGTTTCTTCATCACCAATAAAGCATTAAGGCTTATCGTAGGATCTCTATAGAAGGGATTTAGTTCTCCATCAATGCCAGCGCCAAAATACAGTTTATTGACAGGAATTTCACCTATAATCGTTGTCGTTGTAATGATTGAGGTCGAGCGCCGATTTTGGAAGGCCATAGAACGTTTTTGTAGTTGATTCATATAAACGGTGTCCAATAGAACGATCAACGCTGAGGTATCATCTTTTAATGTGTCAGCATAGATATTCTTTGTGTAGTAGTCTTTGTATAACAACTTACATTTTTGTAGTATGACAGAAGTGTCTACATCGGGCCAGAAAGTATCCCCCGGAACCAATACCTCATAAGGTACCGGTTTGTCCTGATAGGAAATGACAGGATAAGGATCACCGGCGATTATGATAGTGTCAGAGGTAGTTGTTCCTTCCGGACAACCACCATCACATTTGAAAAGCAAAATAGCAATGACTATTGCCATTGCTGTTATTATGATAAAATCCCAATATCTTTTCATGATAGTTTTGAATTAATAATTTCTACAGCCTTACAAAGAGCATTGACCAGCCTCTCCATATTCGCAGTATTGTCAATAAACTTTACATCATCTTCATCATCCTGAAATCCCCATTCAAGCAATACAGCCATATAAGAATCTCCCATGAGCACCGTGAAGTTTTCTTCCTTATCTGGATCTCCATCTCTCATATCAACCCTGTACTTTATCTCAGGGAATTCTTCACATAGACAGTCAAAGATCGTTGTCGCACATTGGTCAGATTTAGTCTGCCCCTTACAGGTGAATATCTCTACACCTTCGGCATTCATCCATTTGGTTCCATTGCCGGCAGCATTGTTATGTAAAGAGATGAGTAACTTGTGGTCAGCCTTTATTGCTTCTGCGCGTGCCTGTCGCATATACAAGCCAGGCTCCCGATCATCTCTTACTGTCTGCACTACATTGTAGTCAATCTTCTTTAACTGTTGTTCAAACATATTGCAAAGAGTAGTACTCCAGAGGTATTCTTTGTGCTTACCATCAGGAGATTGTTTCCCGGGTGTATTAACACCATGGGCCCGATCTAAAATAATGGTAAGTGCTTTCATACTGTTGGCTTTTGTTCTTCTGAATCATCACTAACTTCCGGAGTGTTCTTTCTGAACATATTGTATATGGTCTTAAAGATATTATTGAAGACCTTATTGCCGGTGATGTGTCCGAAGTTCTCCAATATGCTTTTCAGTTCTGATAGTACAATAAGTGCTGTAGCCAAATTCACTATCTTGGCCCATTCAAAGATAAACACCTCTTTCTGGATTACCCAGCAAAAGATGATCGTTAATGAATAACAAAGCAGTTTGGTAACAGAATTACGCATAACATGACTATTTACCTTCTCACCACGTTTCTTAGCGGCCCAAATACCAGATATGAAATCAATAATTACTGCAAGTATCAAGGCAATAGCAAATCCTTTTAAGGGGGATAGATAGGCAATAACCATTGTTATAAAGGTTGGTATCAATAGTATTGGATATTTTACGAATACGAATATTCCTAAAAAATAACTGTTTAAATTTTTTATCATAGTTGTTGGGGATTTTGGGGACATAGTTTTAAATATTAAGGATAGACACGGATTTCAATGGCAGTTAAAATTAATCCGTTATCTACCCAAGTTGTTGCATTTTGTACATCAACATAAATTTTCTGTGATTCGCTATAATGTGCGGCATCGTCAACATAAGCACGAACAACATTTGGCTTAGACACAGGGCATATAAATTAGGATTAGCACTACCTGTTTTATGTTTTGTGATTGCCATTGTTTTAAGTTTTAAAGGTTAAAGAAAAAGAGTCCTACCCGAAGATAGGACTCTCGTTAATTTATGCGTTTACATCGGTTACCGTGAGTACATTGGCTGCATCGAAGTAAGAGAGTTTGACTGCTGGGGTAGCATTCATAAAGACTGTCTTATTGTAGGCTGCTTTAATGTGTGTTGCTAATGTGAAATCAACTCCTGTTATAGAAGTTCCACTTTCAAATAAACAGTTTTGTAATCCAGTTGCAGCAGTATTAGTATTAAAAGCACACCCGTTTTGAAAAGTGAGATTAGTACAACTCACCCCAAGTGTAATAGCATCATTCTTTTCTCCAATGGATATGCCCGTACAATTATCTCCGAGAGTTACTTGTGTATTATAATCTCCTATGTAGTTCCCTTGACAGTTAATGCCTGCTGATACTTTTGAGTTATTTCCGATGGTGTTGTATTTGAAACCATTTCCGATGGTGTTGTATTTGAAATAACTTCCAATGGTGTTGGAGATGAAATTACTTCCAATGGTGTTGGAGATGAAATCATTTCCAATGGTGTTGGAGTAGGAACTCATACCAATGGTGTTGGAGTAGAAACTCGTACCAATGGTGTTGGCGCTGAAATAACTTCCAATGGTGTTGTTATAACTTATCTCACCACCAATTTCATTTGAAAAACAAGTATAAATATTATCAATAGTTTTAAATACAATATTATTCAATGCTGAATTATAACCATAATCTATTATTACTGCTAAATCATTTTTACCAATAGTAACACTATTAACGTGTTGATACCAAGAACCAAAAGTATAAACATCTTGAAATGTTGCAGGAACAAAGACAAGATTGGTAGTGGTGATATCACCAATGTTGAATTTAGTTTTATCAGAAGTCCAACTAACATAAGCATCAGCAACAATATCCAACCAAAGAATCCAATTTACAGTATTTGCAGTTGGGTCACCTTCGCCAGTGGTTGCAGTAATGCATTTGTAAATCTTTCCATCAACTCCTGATTTACATACATCTTTTGCTACATAAGCCGTTCCACCATCATAAGCAACTGCATCAACAGCCCATCTACGGAACTTGATATTACGGAAGTCATACCAAGTAGATACGTTCTGTTTGGTGTCGTGTCTGAACTCAATTACTCCCTTAAAGATAGGAATAAGAGTACCTGCGCCATCAGAATAACCAATATCATTGATTACATTTATACCAGTTGGTTCATAATAAATGATATCCTGTGGATAATCTGGTGAAAAAGCTTCTCGGGCAATAGTATTTTGACTTGTAGCAATTACTATGAGAGCTTCTCCTATACCTGCCTGTGTTTCAATAACAGTGTTTGTGCCACCATCAAAGATATTATAAGCCTGCACGAAATCCCAAATCTGATATAGACGGCCAGTTTCAAGAGTTGCGTTGGTAATATGTGTCAACAACTGATCGTGAGTAACCTGAGTAACTTGCGTTGATAGAGAACTACCTCCTCCTTGTTCTAAAGTTGTCACCCTATCTATTAAAAGATTAAACCTCCTTTTTAAATCTTCAAACCGTTGTTTTAGTTTAGAGAATTCTTGTTTTAATTTTTCTGACATAATTTTAAATTTTAAAATGATTAATTAATAGTTGCTATCTGTGATCCTGTGATATTCACTGTTGAACAATTTCTCATTCTTACAGCTACATCTACAAGACTAATATTAAATTCTGCTACCACATCAACAGGAATATCGCTTATCTTACCATCAAGATTGGTCTTAACAAGATTCCCGATACTACCAGGCGTTACTATGGCTGTCAACAGATGATCCCATATTTGCGCTGGCGTTGTTCCTGTAATAGATGTTATCTTTGCATCTAAATTTGTTTTGATAAGATCGCCAATACTATTTGGCGTTACTATCGAAGCTAATAAATAGTCCCATATTTGCGCTGGCGTTGCACCAGCTGGTACTAATGTTCCAACTGTATGGTCTGTAGGAACATTCAATGCTACACTTGCTGGAGGTGCTACTATTAAAGTTCCTGTTAGTTCTGATGCTGCTCCATATATTGTATTTTCTCTAACATCTCCAATTACAGGAACAACAAAAGCATTTGAAGTTGAAAAAGTTCTTAAATTTCCCGCAGTATCATATAGTTTTATTTGCTGTGCGGAAACTGTATCTACATTTAATCTTGAACAAACAATAGCAGGTATTCCATAAGTAGGAATTGTCAATGATGAAAATGCACTTACCATACTTCCACGAACAATGCAATATGCTAAAGGTGCATATACCGCAGAAAACAAGTTTGCCGTTAATATACCAGTAATATATATTGTTCCTATACCAGCACCATACACAGCCTCTTTTGTATTTGATGCAGTAACATTACCCGTAATATTAACCGTTCCTGTGGTCTGATTATAAACAGCATAACTACTTGTAGAAGCTATAGCGTTACCTGTAATATTAATGATACCGGTACTTGCATTATGAATTCCATAAAACGTTGAAATATTGCCGTTACCGTTTACAGTCCCAGTGATAGTAACTGTTCCGCTTGATGCATTATAAATTCCGGTGCCTTGAAATGCGACTGAAATATCTCCAACTAATTCAACGTTTCCAGTTGAAGCATTATAAATACCATATACTGATGCATTGCCACCAACAATATTTCCTGTTACTTTTACTGTTCCAGTAGAGGAGTTTGTTATTACCCTGTAATTAGCGCTTGACATAGATTGATTTATAGTTCCTGTTATATCAACTGTTCCAGCTGCGTGAGAACAATTTAAACACTGTGTACTTGCCGAGTATAAATTGCATACCATAGTATAAACAGAACTTATATTGAATACTCCACCAGCAGTTCCTCCACCTCTGTTTGTAGTACGGATGCTTAAAACTGTAATATTCTGATCTATAGTAACGGTTTTTCCATCAGCATATACATCATCATTCACACCGGGCAATGTAGCACCGCCATCCCAGACAGCCACGTTTGACCAATTACCATTTGATACGGCGTATCTTGTTGCCATTACTTTCTAAAATTTAATTCTTCTTCATCACATTGTTCAAGTGTCAAACCTGATTTTACCACAGATTTAATATCTACTTCTTTACCTTCTTCGTCAAGCAGCCACGACTTCATGACAAGTGCATACAGATCGTTTCCTGTGTGGTTTTTAATTATTGAATATTTACGTTTCATAATTTAAAATATTATTGCCCTTTCAGACCATTTTACATTAGTAAGTGTTGTCGTGCCAGCTACCGTACCGTCACCATTTATAACTAATCTCGTTATAGTCCATACACTTTCAGTTTCTAAACTACCATAAGGAGCCCTGCCATTATAATCATAAGGAATAACCAATTCATGCCTACCTGTAGTACGTGTTACTATCGGTAACGCAAAAGAGAGAATCTCTTCTCTCATCCTTATAAAAACTTTATTATCCGCGCTATTGATACAATATTCGCCATCGGCCAGGTCGGTGTTTCTCCAACCATTGGCATCAACCTTTAAATTTAAAGGATGGGGTAAGGTAGGTACCTGACCAGCGAATTTTAAAACCAGTGGTTATGGC